ATGAACGTCAAAAGTAACGCAATGGCTGAACAGATTTCAGCTCTTAGCAGGCGCTTGTTGGTGATTTGGATGTTTTCCAATTCTCCGCGCCCGGGAGGGGTGATACGAAATTTATCGGTGACTGTGCCAAAAGTATCGCTATGCTGACATGATGGGTCGAATTCAATGAATTTGGAATCGAAAAGCCATTTTACATATGGTCCGACAGCTAGAATATCTGACTTAGTCAATAATGCGATATCTGTGACGCTTAATGAAGGATACTCTGTAAAACCTTCCAAAATAGAGCGTGAGAGTTTATCCATAGTAACACTTCCTTTCCCCTAAATTCTACCACGGGAAAGGAGGAAACACCAGAAAGAAGGTGAGAAAATGAAGAAAATTAAAGAGCTGCGTCTGGCAAAGGGCGTGCGGCAGATCGATATGGCGGCTCACTTCGGCGTCAGCCAGTCCACGATCGTCGGCTGGGAGAGCGACGGAACCTATCCGCCGTGTCGGTTAATGCCGGACATCGCAATCTATCTCGGCTGCACACTGGACGATCTCTACAAAGACGAAAAGGAGGCTATCTAATGGCTGCGAAATACGCAACTACGGCCGAGCTGGCCGAGCGGTGGCTCTGCTCGCCGGACTACGTCCGGATGATCATCCGCGAGGGCAAGCTCAGCGCCGTGAACCTCGGCGGGTGGAAAATCCGCTGGGACGAGGTCTACCGCTACGAAAAGGAGCGGGAAAAGGCCGACGCCGAGATGCTGCGGCAACAGCGTCTTGGGTTTGTTCGTTGAAAATATCATAACGTAAAAAAGAAAGGATGACCAGTGTGCTCAAGAGCCGAAATATTTATCAGGCTGCTCGCGAGCTGAAAGGTCTGACGCAGGAAGTCGCAGCCGAACGACTGGACATCAGCGTCGAGAGCCTCGGAGCCTATGAACAGGGACGCCGCCGGCCACCGGACAGCACGGTGCTGCGGATGGCGCAGATTTACGATTACGAGCGTCTCTGCTATCAACACATCCAGAGCGGCGTCTTCGCCGGAGTGCTGCCGGAGATCGGCTGCAAGTCGCTCGAGTACGCGACGATGCGCCTCGTCCGGCTGATGGGCAGGTTCGCCAAAAGCGGCCGCTATGACCAGCTGATGGAGATCAACGAGGACGGCATCATCACGGCAGAAGAAAAGCCGCTGCACGATGCCATCATGCAGGAGCTGCACGAGATCGTAACGGCGGCTTGGGAATTGGATTTTGCGTCAAAAGGAGCAGAAAAATGAAAAATTGCACAAAAAAATGTGCCTGCCCGGCGGCAACCGAAGCAGACACAATGCATAGCGAATACGGTTATTATACTACCACAAGCGCCCGGGCGCGTCAAGCTCGGAAAAAATCTTTAACTGATAAGCATATCCGCGCGGCGCTGACGGCCATCGGCTTTGCGCTGCTGATCGCGGCGGCGAGCGCCGATAATGCGGAGCTGCTGGGCGGCCGTGCGACGCTCTTTGTCGCGGCCGTCGGCGTGCTCGCCATGTGGACGGGCACCGCGCGGAATGCGTAGAAAAGGGGTTAGAAATGCCAGCGAAAATTGTATGGACGGATGAGATGCTCGATCATCTCGTCCGCCAAAGAGAGGCCGGAGTACCGGCACGAAAGATTGCGGAAGAGCTCGGCGTTGGCAACACCACGCTTGAGCAGAAAATCGCAGAATTATGCCTTGAGGGGCAACCTTTGAGGAAAAGGGTGAAGCAGGAGTGGCCACAGGAGGATGTGGATCGCGTCATCCAGATGGCCCGGGACGGCATGACTGCGCCTGAAATCGCGGAGGAACTCGATCGTTCCGCTGCGTCTGTGAACTCCAAGCTCACCAAGCTGCGGAAGGCGGGAGTGCTGCCGTGGGTCGGCCAGGGGACCGGCCGCAAGCACAGCAGAAAAGAACAGCCTGACGGGGAAATGCGGGCGCTCCTGCGCCGCTTCACGGCGGCGTGCGAGGCCATCAAGGAGGCGACAGGGTATGGCAGATAAGCCGAGTTTTTACAGCATCCTGACCGCCGACGTGCGGTACGATGAGCGTATCGGCGACTTCGCGAAGCTGCTCTACAGCGACCTCACGGCGAGGTGTAATCGCAAGGGATACTGCTGGCCGACGAACGAGCAGCTTGCAGAGGATCATCGCAAAAATGCACGCACGATCGTGCGGACACTGCGCGAGCTTGAGAGCGCCGGATATATCGCGACGGAGGTCATCCGCGATCAGAAAAACATGGTCGTGGAGCGACGCATCTGGCTCGATGCGAACGCTCGCGCAGGACTCGAATTTCTCCGTAAACCTCATGACGAAAATGTCATGACCCCTCCTGACAAAAATGTCATGACCCCTCCTGACAAAAATGTCAAGTATATAAAGGAGAATAATATAAATATAAATAACCCCCTTACCCCCACGGGGGAGAGCGAGTTATTTGACGAGTTCTGGGCGGCCTACCCCAAGCACGTCGCCAAGAAACCGGCGCGCCGGGCGTGGGATAAGCTCCACGCAGACCGTGACCTGCTGGACGCGCTTTTAACCGCGCTCGAGTGGCAGACGCGCACGGAGGCATGGCAGCGGGACGGCGGCCGCTACGTACCTAACCCGGCAACATGGCTTAACGGCCGCCGGTGGGAGGATGAGCCGCAGGCGGAAGCCGGACCGGACAAGCCGCCCAGACGGCGAGAGGAGGTTGAGGTGTGGTAGAGAAACGAGCGACGCTCGCGGCCGAGTACAGCGTCATCGGCGCGCTGCTGCTCGACCCGAAGATCGCAGGCGAGCTTTTTGCCGCGACGCGAGAGAGCGATTTTCTCCGCGCCGAGCTGCGGACGGTGTACACCGCGGCACGCGAGATCTTCAACCGCGGCCGGCCGCTCGACCCGGTAACGATCCGCGCCGCCATCGGCAAGGAATACGAGCCGCTGCTGATGGAGTGCATGGACGTATGCAGCACGGCGAGCGCCTGGAAAGCATACGCCGAGGCCATGCAGGAGCAGACGAAAGTCAGCCGCCTGCGGGAGCTGGCTGACAAGCTCACGCAGGTGCGCACGAGCGAGGAAGGGCGCGAGCTCATCGCCGCGGCGATGGAAGCCACGGCGGAAAAGCAGGGCGCGGAAATCGTCTCGCTGTCGCAGGGACTTGAAACCTTCGCCCTCGAACAGACGACAAAGAGAAAATTCATCGAGTACGGCTTCAGCCGACTCGACAGCCGCCTGTACAGCGACTTCGGCGATTTTGTAGTCCTTGCAGGCCGCCCGTCCGCCGGCAAGACGGCGCTCGCGCTCCAGATGGCGACGCACATGGGGCGGCGTGCGAAAGTCGGCTTTTACAGCCTCGAAACTACGCCCTCCAAGCTGATAAACCGTATCGTCTCGAATCGCGCGATCATCGACTTCGGGCGCATCAACCGCCGGGAGATGACGCCGGAGGAGTGGACGCGGTTCAACCGCCTGCAGCGCGAGATCACCGAGAGCGACATCGAGCTGGTGCATGCGCCGGGGTGGAGCGTGCAAAACATTCTGGATTGCGCGCGAAGCCGCCGACATAGGATAGTTTTTATCGACTACCTGCAATTACTCCGGGCGCCGGGGCGTGACCGTGTTACGGTCGTTACCAACATCAGCATGGGGCTGCACACTATGGCTCAGGATCAAAAAATACTGGTCGTGGCGCTGTCGCAGTTTTCGCGAGCGTCCGAAGCGCGCGACGGCGAGCCGTCGCTCACCGACCTGCGCGAGTCCGGCCAGATCGAGCAGGATGCCGATGCGGTGCTTGCGCTCTACAAGAACGAGGCGGACAGCGCACCGGCAGACGAGCGCGTGCTGCAGGTGCTCAAAAACAAGGAGGGCCGCCTCGGCAAGATTTACCTCGATTTCGACGGCAGCGTGCAGCAGTTTGCCGAGTACATGGACGGCCAGCGCGAGGTGATCGTGCAGACGAAAAAGATGGAGGAGAAGCGTGAAAATAAGAAAGGCAATTCCAAAGCTGCGGTTTGAACGCCGCAGGCTGTACGCGCAGAGCAAGCTCGTCGAGCCGAGGCTCGCGCGAGAGTACCGTGAGAGGGCGGAAGCCATCGGCGCGGTACTGGGATATATCAAAAGACATAAGGAGAGAGTAAAATGATCGAAATTAAAATTAACGACGATGGTTCCTGTAGCGAGCGGGGCCGCATGAATAAAGCCACGGGGTACATGGATTTGCATCGCGTCGTAATCGCTATGTGCTCGATTGCAGTGTCGATGTACGGCAAAAAGATGGGCGAGGCATTGATGGATACTTTCGCGGATTACATCAAAAACGGCGTCATCAAGCGTGAGTACGAGACGTCGATGCAGGAGCTTGAAAATGCAAAGAAGTGAGACCCGCCGCGTCATCTTCCGTCACCCGCGCGGGATCTACGAAACCGTCGAGGTGACGGGCGAGGCCTTCGGCGAGCCGTACCGCTACACCGAAACCGTCCGCACGCCGAAGCGCGACGAGCGGCGCATGGTAAACCCGAAGGAGGACGCCAAGGCGCGGTGCGAGGCAAAGCGCAACGCATCCGCGACGCCGAAGGAAAGACAGAAGATCGTGGAGCTTTACGAGGCCGGGAACTCCATCCTCGCCATCGCGCGCGGACAGGGCCGCGCCTACGCTGTGGTTTCGGCCATCCTGCATGCCAGCGGCGTAAAAATGCGGTCGCCCGGACCGAAAAAGAAAGGATAAATTTATGAAAGCGATAAGCATAGTGAATCTCAAGGGCGGCGTCGGCAAAACCGTCACCGCGGTAAATCTGGCGGCAATCCTCGCCACCGACTACGAAAAGCGCGTGCTGCTGGTGGACGTTGACCATCAGGGCAACGCAAGCCGCTACTGCGGCGTGAATACCGAGGAGCGCGGCGGTCTGGCCGCTCTGCTCACCGGCGGCGCTGTCTGCTACGACGAGGTGGTCGAGATGGCGACGATGTCCGGCGTGGACGTGATCCCGGCCGACATGTCGCTCGCAACGCTCGGCGTAGATGGCGGGTATACGTCGCAGATGGCGGTTCGCGCGATGCGTGACCTGCGCGACGCACTGGTCGAGGATGATGCGTATGACGTGATGATCTTCGACTGTCCGCCGGCATTCTCGCCGGCGAGCATCGGCGCAATCGCAGCCAGCAGCGATGTGATTATCCCGCTCAAGATCGGTCGCTTCGAGATCGAAGGCATGGACGAACTGATCGAGCAGATCGAGAGCGTCCGCAAGATCAACCCGGCGACGCGCATCGCCGGTGCGCTGCTGACGATGTGGCACAACTCGCCCGTCCAGCGCGACGGCGAGGAGTACATCCGGGAGACCTGCCCGGTGCGCGTCTTCCAGACGATGATCCGCCGCACGGACAAGGTCGACGAGGCGGTTTTCGCACGCAAGGCCGTCGCGGAGTGGTCTCCGACCTCGGCGGCCGCCCGCGACTACCGAGCATGGGTGGAAGAACTCATGGAGGTGCTTTGAGATGGCAAAGAAATTTAATCTTGCGGAGCTGATGGGCGAGACGGTGTCCAAATCGAACACCGGAGAAATGCGGGTGGAGCAAATCCCGATGGCCGAGATCGAGGAGAACGAGAACAACAGCTACGCGCAGAACGACATTGACGAGCTGGCCGAGTCCATCAAGGTCATCGGTCTGCAGCAGCCGCTTGTGGTGCGCCGCAAGACCGAGGGCGGGTACTTACTCCTTTGAGTACACCGGTCAGGCGGCAAAGGAGATTGAGGCCGCGCTCAAAGATTTGCAGGCGCGCGGCGTGGTCGAGCTGCCGGGCAAGCTGCGGACGTATGTCGCGGAGGTGCTCAAAACCTCAGAGGCGCAGATTGCCCGGGCGAAGGCGATTGATAACGGGCTGACAAAGGCTTGGCAGTGCGATTTTAAGTGTCATCGTATCAACGACAGCACCGCCTACGAGCTGAGCCAGTGCGATGCGGAATTGCAGCGCAAGCTGCACGGCGCATATCAAGGCAAAATGTACAACCTTGACGCGAAAAAGATCAAGGCGCACAAAAAGGCGGCGGAGTATTCCTTCACGCAGCTGACCTGCCCGGCGGAGAGCTTTTCGCCCCATCCCTGCACAGGCGTGGATAAGCGCGCGGCGTGGGTGCGGGACGGCAAGTGTCCCGGCTGCTGCCACAGCTGCGACAAGGCGGACGGGTGCGAAAAGGTGTGCGGCGTGGTGAAACAGCGCATCACAAGCGCGAAGGACGCCGAGACGCGCAAGGCCGAGCGCCAGCAGCGCGAGGACGCCTTCATGAAATCGCCGCTCGCGATGGCGCGGCGGCATATCAAGCTCGCGCTCGCTGGCGTCGGAATTACGAGCTGTGAAGATCTTGAGAACTTCCCGGAACGCTGGTATACGGACTGGCTGTGGGATGATCCGCTGGACTGTCACGCACCCGATCTGGATGACCTTTTCCGTCTGGCCGACTGGGCGGGGGTGGACCCCTTCGAGATGATTGCCGGTCGGCCGGAGGCGAAAATCTGGCATGAGTATCCCGCCGAGCAGCCGCCCGAGGCCGTGCCGCTGCTGTGCCGCAAGGATAACGGGAGCTATGGCGAGTATGTCCGCTGGGAGGATGGCTGGCGCTTTGCTGAAGACCAGGACTGCCCGGCAAGCGTAACAGTAACGCATTGGACGGAGGTGACGCCGGAATAATGGCTAAGTGTAAGTTTTGCGGACAGGGTGTGCGCTCTGGTCCGATATTCCATACAGGCTGCTGGGAGCAGGCGGTAAACAAGCTCGCAGGTGAGATCTGCGATGAGTATTGTAAGTTTCCTTTTGAACTGGACTATGAGGCGATGGTGGACAAGTGCGAGCGGTGTCCGATGACACGGTTAAAAGAATTGGGAGGGAAAGTATGATACTGGAACTGACCCGTCAGGACGTTATCGCCCTGACGAACGAGAGCAAGCGCAAGGCCGTGCTGTCTGGCTGGCAGAACTGGGGCATCTGGCACAAGGCGCCTGAGATCGGGCTTAGCGTGTACCGGCTCGACCTGCCGGACGGCAGCTTTTTCACAGCCAGCTGGTACGAGGGCGACGACTTCTTTCCCGGCGGCGGCACGCATAACGTCAACCGTCCGCGCTTCAATCTCTGCGACAAGGGCGGCAAGCTGAAAGCCGGGAGCAAGGCCGAGAGCCTGCTGACGGACAAGCTCAAGGAGATGCGGAAGGAGCTGATGAGGGATGGCAATGCCTGAGTGCTATTACTGCAAAGCAAAGGGACACTGCATCGCCGCTGCTCAGCCAGGTTCGGTTGTGTGTATGATAAACCGCATGAGATACGGCGGCTCACACGCCGATGATGCCCCACCGAGAACAGAAACGGTGTATTGCCAGTTTTGCGGACAGCCGTTAAAGGTAATCGGTCAGAAACGGTTTTGCAATAATATAATATGCCTGAACCGCTATAACGATGTCTGATAGGAGGATAAGCGTGAATATAAAAGAACTTATCAACTCCCTTAACCGCCTAAAGGTCCAGACCGGCTCTCTGGCCTGCCTCGGCTGCGGGCACGAGCATAACTGCGGCACGGGCGGCTGTGCGATCATCCGTGAGGCGGCCGACAAGCTGCAAGCGGTGGCAGAGTTTTGCGAGAGGAGAGGGCAAAAATGAAATCTTATGGCAAGGACGGCTACAAGCCGAACGTCGCGATCAATGATGCGGTACACGCGGTGCTGCGCGGCGAGCAGAGTGGTATGAGAAAGCTGCTTGAGGTGCTTGATGGTAGCGACGCGGCATACATAAGCATTAAAGGCGGTGAACACTGCATTATCATTGGGACAAAGAAGTTTAGCGATTGGGTTGACGAGAATTACGACCCTGAGGACGATTGAAAAAAATCCCTGCGATTGACAAAAACGAAAATTGCGGATATTCTTAGTAACTACGCGGACGGGGACAGCCTCGTCCGCTGTGGTGTTCAATTTGAACACCGGGGAGGGGAAAGTGAAACGAAGGAAAACAGTGCGGGCCGGACGGCTCGTCTGGGACGCGGTTTACACGGTGCCGCGGCCGAACGCCAGCAAGCAGGAGCGCAAGCGTATCCGCGAGGTGACGGAGGAGCAGATCCAGCGCACCAACGCGAACACGGCACAGCGCAAGCTCGAGCAGCTGATCGCGTGCAACTTTGCGGACAACGATCTGGTTTTGACTGCGACGTATCGAGATGAGGATTTACCGGAGAGCGCCGATGTGACGCGAAAACGGCTGAATAAAATCTTTACTCAAATGCGCAAGTACCGCAAGGCGCGAGGTCTGCCGGATCTCAAGTACATCTACGTCCTCGAGGGCAGGCACGGAGACCACCGACCGCATGCGCATATTATTATCAATGCAATCGGCGGCGATCTTGAGCTTTTCAAGTCGCTCTGGCTCTGGGGCGACGATGTGCAGCTCAATTACATCCGCGAGCGCGGATGCGACGGCTGGGCCGGTTATCTTACCAAAGAGCGCCGGGAAGCGAGCCTGAACGGCAAAAAGCAGTTTGTCGGCAGCCGCAACCTTGCCAGACCGGTCACGACTTACGAGTGGGTGGACGACGGCACGAGCGTGGAGGCGCCGCCGGGCGCACAGGTGCTCGATGAGGGCGGCGGCCGGAATGAGATCGCATCCTGTAAGTTTGTAAAATACCTGCTGCCATGGTCGGCGGCAGTTCATAATAATAACGCAACGCGCACGCATACGCGCGTTGTTTCTGGCTTGGAATGCTCTATAACATATCAACAGGGATTGGAGAAAAAGCCAAGCAGGGGTAGACAAAGGAGTAAAGCGATTGTATAATCAAAATCGAAAAAAGATCCGGTGCCCGCGATGCGGCAAGCCGACCAAGGTTTGGGTCGTGCCGGGGACAACCACGCTGCAGCAGTTTCCGCTGTGGTGTGAAAAATGCAAAAGAGAGTCCATCGTCGATTACGGCGGTGTAAGCCAACGTCTAGCAGACAGGAGCTGACTTCGTAACACTCGAGCGCAATGTTCGTCGAGTGTTGCAAGCCAGCTCCTGTTTTTTTATTTCCGCCGGAAGGAGGCGAGGCCGTGCAGACGGTTGCCGAGATGATCCCGGATTACAAGCAAAATCTCGATGCGCTGCGAGTACGGCGCCGCGAGCTGATCGCCGAGCGTGAGCTCGAGCCGCGCTTCGAGCGCCGGCATGCGCTGACTGTGCGCATTATCCGGCTCGATGGCATCATCGCCAGCACGACGGCCGCGCTGCATGACATGATCGCCTATGCCGACTAAGCCGCTGCGGCCGTGCCGCCATCCGGGCTGCCGGGAGCTCGTGAGGTGCGGATACTGCGATAAGCACAAGCCGCGCGACGCTGAACGGCGCTCAGCGGAGTCCAGGCAGTGGCGCGCATGGTACAGCACCAAGCTCTGGACGGATGATCTCCGGCCGACGCAGCTGCTGCGTGAGCAATGGTGCCGGGAGTGTGCACGGCATGGCGTTCGCACCAGAGCGACGGACGTGGATCACATCGAGCCGCATAACGGCGACTGGGAGAAGTTCACGGACCGCAGCAATCTGCAAAGCCTGTGCCACAGCTGCCACAGCGCAAAGACCATGGCGGAAAGCCGAGCTAAATCTCGCGGCCAGAGCGGCCGGAAGGGCTGACGCTTGGACGAGCGCAGCGCAGGCGCGACGTGCGCGGCTTTGGCGGGAAATCTCAAGATTTCCCGGACTACCCCCCACCCCGAAAAAGTTTTCGGCGGCGGGGTGTCTGACCGCAGCCGGGCTTCCGTGCGAGATTTTTTCCCAATGAGAGCGGGATTTTTGGAGGGTATGGAAATGGCAAACAGGAAAAGCGCCGGTCCGGCAGGGCCGGGCGAGGTAAAAGCGGCGTGGTTTATGCCGGAGCAGCTGGCGCGGGTGCCGATCGGCGAGCTGGTGCCGTATGCCCGCAATGCGCGGACGCACAGCGAGAGCCAGATCGCCCAGATCAGAGCGAGCCTGCGGGAGTTTGGCTTTGTCAATCCGGTAATCATCGACAGCGCCCGGAATATCATCGCCGGACACGGGCGCGTGCTGGCGGCCAAGGCCGAGGGCATGACCGAGGTGCCGTGCGTACTCGTTGAGCATCTGACGGACGCGCAGCGGCGTGCATACATCCTGGCAGACAACCGCCTTGCGGAGCAGTCCGGCTGGGACACCGAGATGCTGGCGCTGGAGCTGGGCGAAATCAAGGCCGACGGCATGGACCTTGCGCTGACCGGATTTGACGCGGAGGCCATGATCCTGGACGATCCGGCGGCTTTGGCGGATACCTTGGGCGAGAGCAAGCCGAAAAGCGGCGAATCTGAGTCAAAACCGGACACGCCCGAAACGGATACGCCGGATGCGGCCGCGCTGGCGGCGGAGGCCTTTGAGGCCGGAATGGCCGCGGCCGAGGCAGGCGAGGAATCCGAGGAATACCAGGCGTTTGTCGATAAATTCAAGCCAAAGAAAACCACGGACGACTGCTACACGCCTGCGCCGGTGTACGAGGCGGTCAAGACCTGGGCGGTTGACAAGTACGGCCTGGCAGGCCGTCCGATCGTGCGGCCGTTTTATCCGGGCGGCGACTATCAGAAAATGACGTATCCGGACGGTGCGGTCGTGATCGACAATCCGCCGTTTTCCATCCTGGCGGAGATCGTGGACTTTTATCACGCGCACAATATTGACTTTTTCCTGTTTGCTCCAGGCCTGACGGGATTGCATCCGTTGATCAGCCGCGACTGGCTGAGATCAGTAATCGCACATGCCGACATAACATACGAGAACGGTGCTGGGGTGTGTACATCATTTGTGACAAGTCTCGGCGATGCCAAAGTAACGGTCAGCCCGGAACTGCACGACAGCGTAGAGGCGGCCAGCCGCGCGGCTTTAGAGGAGCGGAAGGCACCGCAGAAAACGCCGATGTACGGCTATCCCGATGAGGTGGCAACGGCTGCCCGTCTTGGATATCTTGCGGTGCATGGTGTGGCGCTGGAAATTATGCCGGATAGCTGTACACCGATACGCTCGTTGGAAAGTCAGCGAGCTGCGGGAAAGAGGATTTTCGGCGGCGGACTGCTGCTTGGCAGTCAGGCTGCCGCCGAGAAAGCTGCCGCCGAACAGGCCGCCAAGGAGCAGGCCGAGAAGGAAGCAGCGGAAAGGGCTGCCGCCGAGAAGGCTGCCGTGATGAAATGGCAGCTGTCGGATGCAGAGCGCGAAATCATCAACGGATTAAAGTGAGGAGGTGACGAGATATGCCAGCGAGCAAGCCAATCCCGCGGGAGGCGGACGGCACGGTGGACATCAAGCAGGCGCGAAAGCGAATGCGGGGACACCGGACGGATGCGGAGATCGAGGAGAAGGCAAAGCGCGAGGTGCGCGCGAAGGAGCCGAAGCGCATCACGGTGCCCAAGTACCTGCCGCAGGGCATGGCAGAGGAGTACCGCCTGACGGCGAAAAAGCTCGTGGCGCTGCACATTTTCTCCGACCTCGACTACGACATGCTGGCGCGGTATTTTATCGCTCGCGCCGCCTGGCAGAACGCCCAGAACTGGGCGAACCGCGCGATCATGCAGGGCGACGCCAAGGAGGCGGGCAGCTGGACCAAGACGGCGAACGTTTACTTCGGCCAGTGCCAGAGCTGCGCATCTCAGCTCGGCCTCTCCGTGTCGGCGCGGTGCAGGCTCGTGATGCCGGAGCCGCCCAAGGATGAGGCCGACGAGGACCCGCTCAGCAAAATGTTGCGCGAGCGGGCAGAGCGCCGGAAAGCGTGAGGTTTGTCCGGGGCTGTGACGGGCAGTGCAATGCCTGCTCGAGCTTCGACCTTTGGCGGCAGGTGAGTTTTGTGATATTTCCTCGCCTGTCCGTCAGAGCCTCGGACGAGGACAGGAGGACAAAATGCAGAAACGGACGATCTGCCCGCTGACGTGCCCGATGATCAATGTGCAGGGGTTCTGCGAGAGTTCATGGCGGCGCGCCGGGCAGGTGCGCGAATGCCCGCACGACCGGCTGCGGCGAAAGACGCGCAGGCGACGCAAAAAGTGAATATTCCGACGCTCTGACGGGCGAGATGGCCGCCCGAACGCTACCCCTTTATGTTTACCTATTCCTAACAGGGCGAACGCGGCGAGGTTTTCCTTTCTTTGTCCTCGCCCGTCCGTCAGAGCGTCGGAAAAGCTGTCGCGAGACTCCTGTCCTGCGGCGGGCGGCGATAGCCATATGCGCCGGCCGACCGCGCCGGGACGCGGGCAAGGATACGACGGATGAGCACCGGAATGCTGACGAGCGGTGCGTCCGCCGGAGGGCAGGAGAAAGCGGACACGAGAGGGCAAAACGGTGTTCAATTTGAACACCTGCAATATGTGCGGCGTAGCTCAACAGGAGAGCGGCCTCTATCTAAGGGGCGCCACGATGACGACACACCATGCACGGAAGCGGCGACCAGTCACCAAAGCGGAACTGCATGGCGGTGCAGGTGCGAATCCTGCCGCCGCGCCCAAACTGAAAATTTATCCGGCGCTGTGACGGGCGGCAAGAGCTGCCCGAGAGGCATGGGCGGGTTTTGAAAATCTCCGTCGGGCGCGACCGCTTCGCGCGGTCCGTCCGTCAGAGCGCCGGAAAAGAAAGAAGGAGAGACCATGACCCAGAAGGAAAAATACAAGCGCGCCCGCGAGGCTATGCGCATGACGCTGAGACACATCGACGCCGCCGCGCCGGATATTGAAGACTGCCTGCGCGAGGTAGTGGATGCTGTTTCGGCAGAGCTGCCGAAGATCGAGGGCATTGCCGTCGAGGCGGAAAAGCTCGAAACTGAGGACGAGCCGAAAAAGCTGACGCGCGCGGCGGTGCTCGAAAAGGCACGTGCGTGCGTGTGCGGTGAGCGCGAGGAGGACTACGGCACGCCGGAGGATAGCTTCGGCTGCATCGCAGAGCTCTGGGAGACTTATCTCCGCGCGGCGTGCGTCTCGCCGGACGCCATTGTCACGGTGACGGCGGCGGATGTCGCGATGCTGATGGCGCTGCTGAAGATCGCGCGTGTCGGCACGAGCTCCGTCGGCGGCACGGCGGACAGCTTTGTCGACCTGGCAGGCTATGCGGCCTGCGGCGCGGAGTGCGCAGAGGTGACGGTATGAGCTGCGAAAACTGCCGTTTTTATGCCGAGGGCGCGATTTATCCGGACGGGAGCGCGGAGCACCTGTGCGCCTGCCCGCGGCGCGGCGGTAAAGATGGAGGCTTCGAGTGATGATGCTTGATATAGCTACCAGAATCGCAAGCGTTTACATCTATGCGGCTGTCATTCTGGGCGGAGCGATTATCACGCTTGGTTTGCTGCGGCTGTTCTTGTTCATGGGGCAGCAAACCACAGACGCGTTTTATAGGCTCTGTGACACGTGGAAGGACTTGCGACGCGGCAAAACAGAAACGCAGAGGGATGAACGGAAATGAAGAAAATTGCTTTAATCGTGCTGGCCATCGTGGCAGCGCTGGTATTTATGATTGCCGCTGCTTTCATATCGGCAAACAATCATGCGGTGTCGGCAGAGGAACAGGTCAGTTCGGCGGCGGCCGACGTACAGGTAGCCGAGAAACGCCGTGTTGACCTCGTGTACAATCTGGCGGACGCGGTGAAGTCCTACCAGAATTACGAGGGCGATACGCTGACCAGGATTACACAGGCTCGCGCTGCTGCCGCGTCCGGTAAGGTCGAACAAGCGCAGGTTGCGTTGAACGCCGTTGCAGAGCAGTACCCGGAACTCAAGGCAAACGAAAATTACAAGCAGCTCATGACCGAGCTTGCGCTGACCGAGAACCAGATCGCGCAGTACCGCAACAACTACAATCAGCAGGTACGGGCATACAACAAGCTGGTACGGTCTTTCCCAACTGGTTTCCTGCTGCGCGTAATGAACTATCAGGCAATCGACACGACCTATACGGACTACGACGCACCGGAAGATGCTCCGCAGAACCTGTTCGGTGACAGTGATGGAAATTAAGCCTCGTGAAATGGCATTCAGCGTTGCAATCGTGTTTGTTATGCTGGCGCTGGGATTCCTGATCGGCAGTAAAATCGGTGACCATATTGCCGAAGAAAACGAGAAATTCACCACGGCAGCGCAGATCACAGACGATGGGCAGTTTCAGTACGCGCTGGCTACCAATTTCGGAAACATCATCGCTTACGGCAATCTGATCGCTGAACAACCTGTTTCGGCAGATGATTTGGACGGCGAATACGCAATACTGACCAAAATCACGGAACGATACACCATGCACACGCGCGTGGTGACATCTACGGCCGGAAAGGGGCACACATGCATCCGCACCGAGGTGTATTGGACGTGGGACAGGGTGAAACGAGAAGAAGACAGCACGGAAACTTTTTCGTTTATGGGTGTATCATTTCCTGCGGACAAGTTTTCTGTATCCACCCATCGGCAGGGCAGTATGATTTATGACAACAGTGAGCTGCGGCATTATTACGTAGTCGCAGATGCCAGCATGGTCGGCAGCATGCATACCCGGATCAAAGATCATATGATCGCGGACGATAATGAGTTCTATGCCGATACAGAGCCGCAGGCGGTCGTAGACCGTGCTGTGAAGAATGCAGGAGTGCTCGTCGTTGTGTTCTGGGCGTTCTGGATCGCGCTGACCTGCGGCGTGGTATATGGTTTCTGTGCACTGGAAAACAGGTGGCTGGACGGATAATGTACAGCCCTGAAATGAGAGAGTATCTGAAAGAAATCAAGCGCTATCTCGTGTGGCGCTACGGCATATTTCGTGATGGAGTACAATCTCGACAAGCTCCAGAAGCGCTACCCGGACGGGTTTAGCTTCGAGGCGATCGAAAAGCGCGCAGACATGGACACGCTCGCGTCTGCGACGTAAGCTGTTTCAAGTAGTTTTCAGTAGTTACAAGTAGTGAGCCGGTGCTGCGGCGGGCGGCGTGGTCAGGCCGTCCGAGGTCATATTGCGACTCTCCAAAGGGCGGCGCGTCTTACGGAACGGGCGCGCCTTCCGCCGGAGCACCGGAGCAAATCAAATATTTTTTAGCCAGAGACCCGCAAGGGTACCGAGCCGACATCTTTAACCCCGAAAGAGGGGTGAGGTGTCGGCTTTTCTTTTTGGCTTTATCCACAAGATATTGTGCCGGTGTGGATAAGGCTGTGCATGATGTGGATAAACGAAAGGAGGCGGCGCGGTGTTTGACAGGGAGCAGGCGGATTTTGTGTGCGACTATCTCGAGTGCCTGACGTGCTCGAACGGCGTGCCGCTGCGGCTGATCGACTGGCAGCGCGACATGGTGCAGTCGTTTTACGGCGAAATGACCGAGGACGAGGACGCGCCGGGCGAATATCTGCGCAAGTACCAGTATCTCTATCTCGAAATCCCGAAGAAGAACGGCAAGAGCGAGATCGCGGCCGGTCTCGGCACGTACCACCTGTTCGCGGACGGGGAGACCAACGGCGAGATCTACCTCGTGGCGGCGGACCGCGACAACGCGGACATTGTGTTCGCGGCGGCGAAGTTCATGGTCGAGCACTCGCCCGCGCTCAAAAAGCGCAGCCGCATCGTGGACAGCAAAAAGGCCATCTTCGACACGGTAAGCGGCTCGAAGATGAAGGTGCTGTCCTCGGAGGCGTACAGCAAGCACGGCTACAAGCCGAGCTGCGTCATCTTCGACGAGCTGCACGCGCAGCCGAACCGCGATCTGTGGGACGTTATGACGTTCGGCGCGGGCGCTGCCCGCCGTCAGCCGGTGTGGATCGTGCTGACGACGGCAGGCGATGACCCGGACCGAAAGAGCATCGGCTGGGAGGTGCACGAGAAGGCGCTCGGCATCTGGCGGTACCGCAGAGGAGACCGTGACGAGCGGGCGCAGGACGATCCGCGCTGGCTGCCGATCATCTACGGCCTCGGCCTCGTGGAGGACGAGGATAAGCTCCGCGAGATCAACATCTTCGACGAGCAGCTGTGGCGCGACTGCAATCCGTCGGTCGGGCGGACGCTGCGGCTGAGCGCCATCCGCGCGGAAGCACAGGACGCGAAGCGCTCGGAGGCGGCAGAACGGCTGTTCCGGTGGCTCAGGCTCAACCAGTGGATCGCGACGGCGAGCGTCGGGTGGATCCCGGTGACTATTTACGATAAAACGCAGTGGAATCCCGAGGGCGCGGCGCACTGGACGGACGCGGTGCGGCTGCTGCGCGGCAAGCGCTGCTTCGGCGGCGTCGACCTCTCCAAGAGCACCGACCTTACGGCCTTCGTGCTCGTCTTTCCGCCGCAGGAGGGGCTGCCGCACTGGGTGGCGCTGCCGACCGGGTGGATGCCGCTCGACGGCATCGAGGCGCGCGAGCGCGAGGATCACTGTCCGTACCGCGACTGGATGCGGGCGGGCTTCCTGCACGGCTGCGAGGGCGACATCATCGACTTCGAGGCGGTAGCGGACGCAGTCGTACAGGCGGCACAGGACTACGACCTCCAGATGGTCGGGTTCGACCCGTACCTCGGCGCGACGGTGATGCAGAACATCCGCGACAGGCTCGCCGGGACGGCGACCGAGGTGGTGGAAATCCCGCAGGGCATCCGCACGATCTCGCCGCCGATGAAGGAGCTCGAGCGGCTCATCCGCGAGCACGAGATGCTGCACGTGCACAACACGGCGGCGCGGCAGTGCTTCCTGAACGTGCGGTGCATCACCGACGACAACGAGAACATCAAGCCGACGAAAAAGCGCAGCCGCGGCCGTATTGACATGACGGTGGCGTGGATCATCGCGTTCGCCACGGCATTGCTGACGCCGGAGCCGACGCTCGCGGACAGCGTGGCGGCGAGTGACTGGCACATGTGAAAGGGGGTGAGATTACATGCGCAAGAAGAAGCTGAACTACATCGCGGCAGAGGAAGAGATCCGACGCATCGCGGCTGGCCGCAACGAGCAGTGCCGCACGGTGACATGGCGCGAGGCGGTGGAGATGTGGGAGGAGAAGCACGGCGAGGACGCGCACGCGCGAGCTGCGTTTTTCGCCTACATCGGCATCGCGACGACAGACGAGTGCGCCCTGCTCGACGAGCTGGACGCAGATGTGCCCGAGGAGGTGACAGAGGCATGAAGGATATCTCAAAAATTCTGCCCGATCTTCTGGTCTGCGGCGGCGCTGTTTGCATCGTTGTCGGACTGACGATGGTCAGCGTGACGGCGGCGTTCATCGCGGCCGGGGTGTTCCTCATCGCCGAGGGCGTGATCTCCGCCATCGGGGGTGACAGCGCATGATCGGACAGTTTATCCGGCGCGTCACCGGGCAGGGCGGCACGCTGACGCTCGACGACCCGACGGGCTGGTACAGCAGCGACCGGCCGCTGTTCGGCGGAAAGGAAATGCAGGCGATGAAGCTGCCGGCGGTCAACGCGTGCATCGAGATCATCTCGGACAGCATCGCGAAAATGCCGGTGTACCTGATGGACAGCAGTACGCGCGAGCGCGTGACCGACCACCCGGCGCTGCGGCTGCTGACGGGCAGGCCGACCGAGGCGCTGACGGCGTTCGACTATCACAAGCTGATGGAGTCGCGGCGCATCGCCTACGGCAACGCCTACGCGCTCATTCTGCGCGATAAGTGGGGCGTGCCGGTGGAGCTGCTGCCGATCGCGCCGGGGTACATGATGCCGCTGCTCGACAGCAACGCGAAGCTGTGGTACGTGGGCATTAACCCGAAGACGCAGGAATACCGCAAGTTCTGGCCGGAGGATGTGCTGCATTACAAGGCATTTTCCACCGACGGCCTCGAGGGCGTGAGCTACCTCAGACGCGGCGCGGAAACCATCGAGACGGCGCTGCAGGCGCAGCGGTACGAGGGCAACTATTACAAAAACGGCGGACAGGTGTCGGGCGTGCTCGCGACCGAGACCGACCTTTCGAACAAAACGTACTTCGACGAGGACGGCAACGCCATCGACCTGAAAAACCGCATCCGCGAGAACTGGGAGAGCATCCACAGCGGCGCGGACAACGCCTTCCGCATTGCGGTGCTAGACCAAGGCCTGAAATACACGCCGCTGACAGCGACGAACCGCGACGCGCAGTTTATCGAGACCAAGGCGGCGAGCGTCGAGGACATCGCACGGCTGTTCAACATTCCGTTTTACAAGCTCGGCGCGGGCAAGGAAAGCTATGCGGCAAACACCCAAGCCGCCATCGAGTACATGCAGCGAACGCTCAGCCCCATCGTCTCCGAGCACGAGCAGGAGGACACGCACAAGCTGCTGCTCGAGAGCGAGAGCGCACGAGGCTTACAGCTGCGGCGCAACATGATGGGCGAGCTGAGGGGCGACTGGAGCGCGCGCGGCGCGTGGTACCAGACCATGCACCAGAACGGCGTTTACTCCGTCAACGACATCCGCGCGCTCGAGGACCTGCCGGACGTGCCCGGCGGCGGCGACAGACTGGCATCGCTCAACTATGTACCGCTCGAGGATTTCAGGGAACTCAGCCGCAGCCGCAACGGCGGCGGCAACGGTAGGGAAGGAGGTGAGTAAGAATGCGATACAGCTTGAATGGACGCATCGTGGCAGACGATGACGCGCCCGTCCTGCGCTGGTGGGGGCTCTCCGCTGTCTGTCCGGCAGACATCCGCCAGGCCATCGCGGAGAACCCTGCGGACGAAGAATTCACGCTCGAAATCAATTCGCCCGGCGGCTCGGTCTTTGCGGGATTTGAGATGTACAGCGTACTGCGGCGGGCGTCGCGAGACGGCGTCCGTATCCGCGCCGAGGTGCAGAGCCTTGCGGGATCGGCGGCCTCGGTGGCGATGGTGGGCGCGGACACCGTGGCGTGCAGCCCGGTGGCGCAGGTGATGATCCACCTGCCATCCACCGTCACGGAAGGCAACCAGAACGTACACCGCGAAAGCGTGCAGATGCTGGAGGGCATCACCGAGGGCATCATCGCTGGGTACGAGCGCAAAGTCGGCAATAAAACCAGTCCGGCAGCGCTGCGCCGCCTGATGGACCGCGAGACCTTTCTCTCGGCGCGCGCGGCGCTCGACGCGGGACTCGTCGACGAGATCATCGGCGAGGAGCCGCAGCCCGGCGAGCCGGTAAATCCGGCGAACATCTTCAATGCCGTCGGCGGCCTGCCCGACATGGACAAGCTGCGCGCGGCGTACATCGAGGCGACAAAGAGCCAGAGCCCAGAGGGCAAGACCCCAGAGGCCCGAGCCGGTGAGCCCGGTGCGCCGGAGGGCGCGGTGTTCAATTTGAACACCGGCGCGATCGCAATTGCAGAGGCCGAGGCGGCGCTGCAGCGCGCACGCGCGGAACTGTAAAAAATCAACCGAACTTTTACTCTTGAAGGAGGAAAACCACATGAAGAAGAAGCTGCTGGAGCTGCTGAACAAGAAGCAGGGCATCGTAAACCGCATGAAGTCCACCAACGAGGCGGGCGACACCGCAGGCTTTGCCGCGGCGCAGAACGAGCTGGCCGACGTTGACGCGGAGATCGCGCGCGTACAGGCCATCATGGATGCAGAGGCCAGCGTCCCGGCACCGGAGGGCGGCATTCCGCAGGAGCCGGGCGCGCAGTCCGGCGAGGGCGAGGCGGTAAACTCCACTGAGTGCATGCACGCCTTTGCAGAGTGCATCCGCGCCCAGGCACGCGGCAACCGCCGCGCGTTCGACGAGAACGCGGACATCGTGCGTCGTGCGGCTGCCGTCGAGAACGCGAACCAGATGACCGAGGGCACCCCGGCGGACGGTGGCCTGATCGTGCCGGAGGACGTGCAGACCACCATCAACGAGCTGCGCCGCAGCCTCGTGCCGCTGGCGGACCTGTTTTCCGTCGAGAACGTGTCCTTCCTGTCCGGCACCCGCGTCGTCGATACCCAGCCGACCAAGGGCTTTACCAAGATGGACGAGATGGACACCATCCCGAACGATGATAAGCCGGTCTTTGCGAAGCTCAGCTACAAGGTAGAGGACTACGGTCTGTTCCTGCCGGTATCGAACGACCTGCTGCGCGACACCGACGAGGCGCTGCTCGCGTATATCTCGCGCTGGATGGCAAAGAAGCAGGTCATCACCGAGAACAATCTGCTCGTTACCAAGCTCGCGGCCTTGGACGCTGCGGCAACGGCTGCAACCGCGGCGAACGTCATCGCGACGCTCAAGAAGCTGCTCAACGTTTCGCTCGACCCGGCTATCTCGGCAACCGCGCACTTCATCGTAAACCAGGACGGCTTCAACGCGCTCGACCAGCTGCTCGACGCCAACAAGCGCCCGCTGCTGCAGCCGGATCCGTCCGCCGCTGTCGGCAAGATGCTGTTCGGCCGTCCGGTCTCCGTCGTTTCTAACGGCACGCTCGCGTCCAAGGCTGAGACCGCGACCACCGCGCCCATCTACTTCGGCGACTTTACGCAGTACGCGACCCTGTTCCGCCGGCAGCCGATGGAGCTCGCGTCTACTGACGTCGGCGGCAGCGCATGGCGCACCAACTCCACCGAGGTCCGCGCGATCACCCGTCTGGACGCGCAGGTCTTCGACTCCGCGGCGGCGGCTGCCGTTTCGCTGACCCTCTCGTAAGGATGGCAGAGACGGAGCGGCTTGCGGCCGTAAAACGCTACTGCAAGATCGACTACAGCGAGGACGATGAGCTGCTCGCCGGTCTGCTGGCGGCGGCGGAGGCCTACCTCGACGGCGCGGGATGCGTGCGCGAGGGGCACGAGGCGCTGTACGACATCATCGCGCACGCGATGGTGCTCGAGCAGTACGAGGGGCGCTGCGTCGCGGGCGCGGCGCAGGCGCTCCAGTCCGTGCCGCCCATCGTGCGGCAGATGCTCACGCAGCTCAAGCTCGTGTGCGCTTACGAGGGAGGCGGCAGCTGATGGCAACTCAGGTCAGCGACCTGCGCGACCGGGCGGAGGTCTGGCGCGCGGCGGCGCACGAGCAGGACAACGGCGAGACCGTTTACGAGTACGCTTATCAGCGGACGGTCTGGGCGGCGGTGACGCCGACATCCGGACGGGCGGAAAGCCTCGAGGGCGGCGCGACGCGGGCGGAGCTTACGCATCGCGTCGTAGTCCGCGAGGCAAGCCTTCCGGACATCTGCCGCGAGATGTACTTCGTCGTGCGCGGGCTGCGGCTCGACGTTTCGTACTGGCTGCCGATCTACAGCCGGCGCGGCTGGATGGAGATCTTCTGCACGGCACACGAGGGCGAGGTGACGGCCGATGGCACGTGACGGCTTTGTGTGCAGCGAGATCTATGCGTTCGCGGACGCGCTCCGGGACGCGGACAAGGAGACCACGAAGAAGGTAAAAAAGCTGCTGCGCGACCACGGCACGAAGCTGCGCCGAAAGACGGCGCAGAAGGCGCGCGCGAAGGTGCGCAAGCAGGCGGTGCACCGCAAGGGCGTCGAGCGTGCCGCCGGCACGTACCACAAAAGCATCAAGCGCGGCAAGCTCTACTACCGCGGCAAGGCGGTGTGCATCCGCGTTTACTCGTCCGACCCGGTGGCGCATTTGCATGAGTACGGCTGGCGCGTCAAAAAACGCGACAAGCGGGCCGGAAAGCTCATGGAGGGCAAGAAGGTGTTCGACGCGGCGCGCGACGAGTACGCGCCGACCTTCGCGGCGGCAGTTGAAGAACTGGCAGATGAGGTGATCCGGAAGATATGAGCAGCATTACATGGCAGGCGCTCGACGACGCGCTCGGCGCGGCGGTGTCGACGGCGCTGCGGGAGGCGGCGCTTCCGGCGCTTCGCGTGCGGGACGATACGGAAAAGCCGCTGCCGCGGCCGAGCTACCGCATCGATCTCGCGGTGGCGGACGAGGCGCGGACGGCGGAATACGCCGAGCGCGGCGCGGAAGTCGAGATCTACTACTACCCGAAGGACGCGCACGCGCCGAGAAGCGAGCTGCTGACGGCGGCGGAGACACTGCGCGCCTCGCTCGGGGAGGGCATCGACATCGGCGGCGTGTGGCTGTATCCCGAGGACGGGATCGAGACGGACGCCTCGGACGGCGTGCTCGCGGCAATGCTGCGGCTCGAGTGGATCGAGACGGCAGGGGAGCCCGAGGGCGAGCCGATGGAAGAACTGGAGTATAACACGGACGGCGAATAAAGCCGCCCACCATTTAGAAAGGGGCGATAGAAATGGCAGTAACCATGCCCAGAATTGAAATCACGTTTGAGCAGAAGGCCGTGAGCCTGCTCTCGCGCAGCGAGCGCGGCGTTGCGGTGCTCATCGTGAGAGACGATACCAATAAAACGTTCACGCACAAGCAGTACAGTGACCTGTCTGCCGCGCAGGCGGACGAGAAGCTGTATACGGCGGACAACTATGCCGCCATCTGCGACCTGATGGGCTTTGCGCCGTATCAGGCGCACGTGTTCCGCGCGGACTCGGACGGCGCACTCGCCGACACGCTCGCGGAGGTCGGCCGCACGGTGAAAACCGGCTGGCTCGCGATCGCAGGCCAGAGCGCGGAGGACGGCCTCGCGCTCGCGGCGTGGGTCAAGACGCAGGTGGGCACCAGAAAGAAGAGCTACAAAGCCGCGGTGTACAGCGTCACCACTGCGCCGGATGACATGCACGTCGTGAACTTCGTCAACGAGAAGGTGACCTTCGCGGACAGCCGCGGCGAGCAGGGCGGCGTGCAGTACCTGCCGAGTCTGATCGGCATTTTCGCGGTGTGCAACGTCACGCGCGGCTGCACGAATTACCTGTGCTCGAACCTCAGGGCGGTGCAGGAGGTCGCGGACAACGACGCGGCGCTCGGCGCGGGCAAGTTTATCCTGTTCAACGACGAGGACGGCGCGGTGCGCATCGGCCAGGGCATCAACTCGATGACCACGACCGACGGCAAGACCCGCACCGAGGACATGCAGTTCATCGAGACGGTGGAAGCGATGGACATGATGCGCGACGACATCACCTCCACCTTCCGCAGCACCTACCTCGGCAACTACCGCAACAGCCGCGACAATCAGATGGCGTTTATCGGCGCGCTGAACGCGTCGTACTTCGCGCAGCTCGAGAGCGAGAACATTCTCGACCCCGACTACAAGAGCGAGGACGACGAGAACGGCGAACACGGCAACAAGGCGTTCATCGACGTGGAGGCGCAGCGCGCGGCGTGGGTGGCAAGCGGCAAGAGCGAGGCGGCGGACTGGGACGAGGACACCGTAAAGGCGAACCCCTTCAAGCGCACGGTTTATCTCGGCGCGAGGGTGAAGATCCTCGGCTCAATGACTGACCTCATCATGCCGATCGCGATGGCGTAAAGGAGGACAAGGACAATGGCAAGAGAATTTAACCCCAACCGCATCCTGCACGGCAACGAGGGCACGGCGTGGTTCAACGGCAAGAAGCTCACGACGCTGCAGAGCATCGAGGCAAAGGTCGCCGGTGACTTCGAGGATATCAACGTCTGCGGAGACCCGTCGACCTACCGCGCTTACAACGGCTACTCGGGTGAGGGTACGTTTACCTGCCTCAAGATGGACTCGGACGTTGTGGCGATGATGGCGGAGGCGTTCCGCACGGGCGAGATGCCGACGATCACCATCATCACCGCGCTCGGCCAGAAGGGCACGAACAAGGTCGAACGCACGGCGCTCACGGACGTTACCATCGACGAGTTTTACCTCACGAAGTTCGAGAAGAAGTCCAAGGTAGAAGAGGAAGTGCCGTTTAAGTTCGGCAATTTCGACCTGCTGGAGCGCATTTAAGCCATGGCGGCCGGATATGTGGACGACCACCGCGTCATCCTGTACCGGGACGGCGCGGCGGCGCGCGACATCACCGCCTTCTGCGGCGACCTGACGGCAAAGGACGACCTCGACGCACTCAGCGTCGAGGTTACCTTCCATATCTTCAAGTCGGTCTGGGACAAGTATACGCCCTCGCTGAACCTCGCGCCGGGCGACAAGATCCGCATCGTAAACCACGGAAATACGGTGTTCTCGGGCGTTATCGTGACGGTGACGCTGGACGGGACGGTCACGGCCTACGACCGCGGCTGGTACCTCAACAAGAGCGAAATCATTTTGCAGGTGAACAACCTCGCGGCCGATCAAGTCATCCGGCAGGCGAGCGCGAAGGCTGGCGTCAGCGTGGCGAGCGTGTGCAGCCTGCCGACGAAGATCACGCAGCTCTGGACCGGAAAGACCCCGGCGGACATCTTCGACGAGGTGCTCGAGACGGCCGAGGCCGAGACGGGAAAGAACTATTATTATTACGTCGCCGAGCGCGGGCTCGTGGTAGCGCCGCTGCCGACGAGCGCCATCAAGGCGATGCACCGGCCGGCGGAGAACCTGCCGGGGTTCGACATCACGTGGGCGCTCGGGGAAGTCTCGGGCGAGGACAGCATCTCGGACACGTACAACGCGGTCGTCATCGCGGCCGAAAGCGACGGCCGGGCGTACCGCGGCGCGCAGGCGTCAAATGCGGCGTCCATCGCGCGGTACGGCTTTTTGCAGAAGGTCGAGACCGTGACGGAGAACCCTGGCACGGCGGCGCTCGGTCAGCGGGTGCGCAACCTGCTCGCGGGCGCGGACCGCGTCGGGCGAAAACGCCAGATCTCGGAGATCTGGGGGTGCGACGAGGTGAGGAGCGGCGTGGTTCTGGACTTCAACTCGCCCGCCTTCGGCATTTCCGGGCGGCACCGGGTGACGAGTGTGACGCATCAGTACGGCGGCGCCGGGCACGTGATGAGCCTCGAGATTTCGGCGCTCGATGAGCCGCGCGCGGCGGCGGCAGGAAAGAGCAGCGCCGCGGCCGTGAAGGCGGCGAGCGCGGACCGCGTCAAGGTATGGGGTCTGCCCGATCTCGGCGGCGGCGCGTCCGGCGGCACGACGGTGAAAGCTTTGTTCACCGCGTACTACCCGGCGGCGAACGCCCTTGAGGGCGGCTTCCTGGATGCGCAGGGCAACAGGCTCGACCCGTCGAAGAAAACGTGCGCCGCGCCGCCCTCGGTGGCCTTCGGCACGAAGGTGACGGTACAGGGCACAGGGACAAGCCTCGACGGCGAGACCTACACGGTCAACGACCGCGGCGGCGCGATCCAGATCGAGAACGGCGTCTACCACTTCGACCTGCTGATGCGGACGAACGCGGAGTGCAACTCGTGGGGACGAAAGACCGGCACGGCCATCCTCGGCGGCACGTCGGGCGGCGGCTCGGCGTCGAGCTTCGTGAACACCGCGCTCGGCGAAGTCGGCTACCGCGAGGGAAGCGGCAACCGCACGAAGTACGGCGCCGAGATGGGCTGCGACGGCGTCGCGTGGTGCGTGATCTTCGTGTGCTGGTGCGCAAAGCACTCATCGGCGCCCATCCCGACGACCTACACGGCCGTCAGCGAGATGCGCAGCTACTTCGAGCGCCGCGGCAAGTTCAAGACAGTCGCGAGCGGGTACCGGCCGAAGGCCGGAGACCTCATGATTATCGGCAGCAGCCACATCGGCATTGTGCTGTCGGGCGGCGCGAGCTCGTGCGAGACGGTCGAGGGCAACTACAGTGACGGCGTCGGGCGCGTGAAGCGCTCGTACAGCGAGATTACGGGCTTTTGCTGCCCGTGGTAAAGGAGATATAAGTGAATGGATAAGAAACTCTTGGAGGCGCTCTCTGCCCGCGCAGAGCAGCGCGACGAGGCAAAGCGCAAGGGCGCGAAATTTTATGTAGCGGGCGAGGAGCTCGATTTTGTGCAGCCGGGCGTGGACGTAAAGCTCAGCTACGCGGAGGCGCTGAACTCGGGCGACACGGCGGCGCTGCTGCGCTCGTGCGCGAACGTTATTTACGACTGCTGTCCGGCGCTTCAGGAGCCGGAGCTGCATGCGGCGCTCGGCGTGACCGACCCGTACGACACCGTATGGAAGCTGATGGAGCCGTATGAGATCGACCAGCTCGGCGGAAAGCTGTACAAATGGCTCGGTCTCATCGGCGAGAAGGCCGAGGTGCGGACGGAGGAAGCCGCAAAAAACTCGTAACGCGCGACCCGGTGCTTGACCTTGCGGCGTTTTACGCGCCGCGGGGCATTCCGCCGGACGCGGTGCGCGCGATGTCCCTCGCGGACAGGGCGGTGCTGCGCGTCGGCCGGGCGCGCTATTACGAGGAGATGCGGTGGATGACGGCGGCCGGAGTCGCGGCCGCGTTCACGCCGCAGGAAGAGGAGGAGAATGAGGATGGCTAAAAACAAAGTTATCAACACAGTTCTGAACCTGCGCGATAACATGTCGGGCGGCCTCATTCAGGGCGCGAAGAACGCGAAGAAGAGCGGCGCGAAGATCGATGACAGCATGATGAACGCGACGCGAAAAGTCGTTAAGTTTAAGAACGACTCGCTCAAGGCCTTGCAGAGCTGGTCGAAGAAGAGCGTCGTGGCGGCGGGCGCGGCGGTCTCTGGCCTCGCGGCGGCCTTTGTGGCGCTCGACGGCGCGACCGAGGAGTACCGCGTCGCGCAGGGCAAGCTGAACGCCGGCTTTCAGGCGGCGGGCTTTGAGGCCGAAACCGCGCGGGGGAGCTATCGCAATTTCTACGCGATCCTCGGCGATACGGACACCGCCACCGAGGCAAGCCAGCTGCTCGCGAACATGGCGAAAGACGAGGAAGAAGTAACCAAGTGGGCGCGCATCGCGGCCGGCGTGCACGGCACGTTCGGCGACTCGCTGCCGATCGAGGGCCTCGTGGAGTCCGCCAACGAGACGGCGCGAACAGGTCAGATCACGGGCGTTTTCGCGGACGCGATCAACTGGGCGACCAAGGAGGGCGAGCACTTCGGCGTCGCGCTCAAGGCCGACACCAAAGCCAACAAGGACTGGAACAAGGCAGTCGCGGCCGCGTCGAGCGCGGAGGACTACTTCAACCTCGCGCTGCAGGACTGCTCGGACGAAAGCGCCCGTCAGAAGCTCATCGTCGATACGCTCTCGGCAAGCTACGACACCGCGGCGACGAGCTTTTACAAGAACAATCAGCAGGTCATCGACGCCAGACGCAATCAGGCGACGCTCGACGAGACGCTCGCCAAGGTCGGCGACACGTCCGCGAACGTGAAAAACCGGCTGTGGGAGCTCGCCGGTGCGGCGGACGACGGCTCGGTCCGCGCCGGGTCGGCGCTCGACTGGGTGCAGACAAAGGCCGACGCCTTTGGGGCGTGGGTGGAGGGGCTGGACCTGTCCGCCTTCCAAGCGCAGGTCGACCAGAAATTCCGCCAGTCGCTGCATAAGGCCGGAGAGACGCTGCAGTGGGTGCGCGACAACTCGGACACGCTGATCGGCGTGCTGAAAAAGCTCGCGGTCGCGTGGGGCGTCGGCAAGGTACTCGCCTTCGCGAGCGCGGCCATCTCTACGATACAGATTATCGGCGAATTTCGTAAAACACTGCGGGCGCTCGACGGCATCGGCAAGCTCAGAGGCTTTGCAGACGGCACGATGAGGCTGGTCACAAATGCAGTCGAGTGGACGGTAGACACCGGTGCAATCATCGGCAACAAGGTCGCGCTGCTCGCGCACAAGGCGGTCGGCGGCGTGGTATGGCTCGTTAAGCAGATCGCGTCGCTCGGCGCGGCAAGCGCGGCGTGGATTCACAACACCGCAGTCATCGTTGCGAACAAGGTCGCGCTGCTGGCGCACAAGGCGGCCGGCGGCGTGGTATGGCTCGCAAAGCAGGTCGTGGCGCTCGGCACAGTAAGCGCGGCGTGGATTCACAACACCGCAGTCATCGTCGCGAACAAGGTCAGCCTTGTCGCGCACAAGGTCGGCCTTGTCGCGAGCACGGTCGCGTCCGGCGTGGCCGCCGGTGCGACTGCCGCTCTGACGGCGGCGCAGTGGGCGCTCAATGCCGCGTTTGTGGCGACGCCGATCGGCTGGGTCGTGCTCGGCCTAGCGGCTATCGTCGCAGCCGGTGTGGCGCTCTACAAAAACTGGGACACGGTGAAGGCGAAGGCCGGGGAGCTGGGGACCAAGGTGAAAACCGTGTTCGGCGGCGTCCGGGACACCATCACGGGCGCGTTTGACGCGGCAAAGGAGAAGGTAAAGGGCTTTTTCTCGTGGCTCGACGACAAGATCAGCTCGATCCCCCTGCTCGGGGACATCTACAGCGGCGGCAAGTCGGCGCTCAGCTGGATCGGGGGCAAGATCTCCGGGCACGCGATGGGCACGCCTTACTTCTCCGGCGGTCTGACGCGCGTCAACGAGCGCGGCGGCGAGATCATGCGCCTGCCGAGCGGCACGCAGATCATCCCGCACGACGTGAGCGTTAAAGCGGCGGGCGGCCGGAGCGTGACGGTCAATGTGACCATTCAGGGCAACGTCATCGGCAACCGCGAGTACGCCGAGGAGATGGGCGATTATGTCGCGCGGCGCGTACTCGCGGCGTGCGGAAATGCGTAAGGGAGGTGCGGACAGTTGTACAAGGTGATTTTCTCGGTGAACAACAACGAGGAGGTCTGGACGCTGCCGCACGTGCCGGCAGACCTCGAGATCCCAAGCCCGGCGCAGAGCAATGAGACCTACACCGGCCTCAGCCGCAACTACCGGCGCATCGGCACGATGGAGCTCATTTCGATGAGCTGGAAAGGGCTGCTGCCGGTCGGCAGGCGTTACGCCTTCATGCCGGCGGAAGCAAGCGAGGACGGCTGGGCGTACAAGGACTTTTTCGACCGCTGGCGTGACCGGAAGGTGCCCTTCCGCCTCATCATCCTCGACAGCGGCGGCGTTGCCCGGCTCAACATCCCGGTGACGGTGGACGATTTCTCGGTCACCGTGCGCCGCAGCGGAGACCTCAACTACTCGGTGTGCGTCACCGAGTACCGATTCATCAAGTGAGGAGGGCGCGAGATGTGGGATGTGGAGCTTGCGCGCAAGATCATGCAGCAGGGCAGGCAGAAGCTGCCGCAGGTGTGGCACCGGGCGGAGGTCGTGCAGACGACGCCGAAGCTCGTGTTTGCGATTTTTGACGGCGAGGCGAAATTCGACAGCGAGACCGGTCTCCTTATGACGAGGACGGCCGCCTCGCGGTCGTGGACGGTCGGGGCGACGGCCTGTGCGCTGCTGGACGGCGCGCAGCTGTTAGTCCTCGACGCGATGTAAATGGAGGTGATTTTATGGCAGAGGTTTTTCCCGTGATCCCGTCCGGCATCCCGGCGCAGACCGCGGCGGACATCGGGCGGGCGCCAGATTTTTGTTTCGACGAGACCGGGCGCTCAGGCGTTTTTCAGCTCGTGGACGGGGCGGTGCAGGAGGTTTCAGGCGCGGCCGCGGTCCGCCGGTGGCTCGAGCTGATGCTCAGGCAGAAGCCGGGCGCTGTGCCCATCTACCGCACGGACGGCGAGACGCAGCCGGGCGTGGAGGCGGCAAGCCTCGACCGGCGCGCGCCGGAAGGGTGGGCGTTTGCCGAGATCGAGCAGGATATCCGCGACACGGCGGCGTTCTGTCCGGCAATCCGCACGGTGGACGGCTTCCGCTTTACGCGGCTGCGGCACGGCGTGGAGGTGCGGTTCACGGCGCATCTCCACACGGACGAAACTCTGGAGGTGAGAACGAATGTCGGCGAATGAGGTTTTAGAGGCGCTGCTGGACGCGATGCCGGACAGCTACCAGAAAACCATCGGCTTTCCGACTTACGACCTGCTGGCGGCGGCGAGCCTGCGGCTGGCGGAGACGGACGCGGTGATCGAGGACGCGAGGGCGGCGCTCGACCCGGAAAACCTGACGGGCGGCGAGCTTGACCGGTACATCTACCCGCGCAGCGGCATCGCGCGCAAGGCGGCGACCTTCGCGGGCGGCGTGCTGACGGTCAAGGGCATGGGCACGATCGAGCAGGGCACGCTGTTCGAGAGCGCGGGCGGCGTGCAGTTCGCGGCGGCAGAGACCGTCGCCATCGACGGCACGGGCGAGGTGCCGGTGACCTGCCGCGCGGACGGTACGGCCGGAAATCTGCCCGCGCACAGCGTGACGCAGATGCCGGTGACGGTGCAGGGCATTGCGGGGTGCGATAACGAGGCCGAGATGAGCGGCGGCTACGCCGAGGAGACGGACGCGGAGTATTACGCGCGGTTTCTGCTCAAGATGCGCACGCCCGCGACGAGCGGCAACGTGTACCATTACGAGCAGTGGGCGCTCGAGTGCGCGGGCGTCGGGCATGTCCGGGTTTTCCCGCGCGTGCAGGGCGTGAACACGGTGGACGTCGTGATCGCGGACAGCACCGGACAGCCGGCGGGCGAGGAGCTTGTCGCGGCCGTGCAGGCGTACATCGACCCCGAGAGCGAGGGAGCCGGAAGGGGGCAAGCGCCGATCGGCGCGCAGTGCTTTGTGTCGGCGGCGGCGGAGAAGAAGATCGCCATTGCCTGCAAGGTATTCAAATCGAACACCGCGGAGGCGGGCAGCGTGACGGCGGCAGTCAAAGCGGCAGTCGCGGCGTATCTCGCCGGGACGGTATTCGTGCAGGACTACGTTTCTTACGCGCAGATCGCGGCGGCTATCCTGTCGGCCGAGGGCGTCGTGGATTTCGAGGGGCTGACGGTCGGCGGCGGCACGGCCAACATCGCGGTCGGCGAGCGCGAGTGTCCGGTGCTCGGAGAGGTGACAATTACCTATGGCTGAGTTTGATAACATGCTGCGCAGTCTGCCGGTGGCGTACCGGCGGGACACGTGGGTGCGCGACCTGCTCGGCTGCATCGCCGTGCTCGACGAGAAGCATCGCGAGAGTGCGCTCGAGACGGCGGCGCAGCTCTTCCCCGACGCGATGACGTGGATCCTCGAAACTGAGGAGCACATCGCCGGACTGGAGGGCAATGCGGCGCTGACGCTCGAGGAGCGGCGGACCGCTCTGCAGGCGCGGTGGCGCGCCGCGGGCAAGTGCGACGTGGAGCTCACCCAGCGCGTGTGCGACTCGTGGAAGAACGGCGAGATTTCCGTCGGCTTTGCAAAGGGCGTGATCGTGCTGACGTTCGTCGGCGCGTATGGCGTGCCGGAGGCGGCCGAGCTCGCCGCATTGCAGGAGGCCATCGAGCACACGATCCCGTGCCATCTGGCGGCCGAGTATCTGTGGCGCTGGCTGCTCGTGCGGGAGGTGGCCGCTATGACGGTCGATGAGCTGCAGACGCACCCTGTCAGCGAATTTGCGTTTGAGGAGTGATACAGTGAGCAAAACGACAAAAAATCTCGGGTTGTTTCAGTACGACCCGGACAAGGACGGCGCAAGCACGTTCAACATCAAGCAGGCGCTCAACGACAACTGGGACACGCTGGACGCCGAAGTGGGCGCCCGCGTCAAGTCCGACGAGCTTGCCGGCAAGGTCAAGGAGAGCGTCAAGAGCGGCGGTCTGACTGCCGCAGAGCTCGGTGCGGAAGGGTCCGGCGCGGTATCTGCGCATAACAAGAGCACAAGCGCACATTCTGCGCAGTTTGCCAAGAAACAGGACAAGATCAAGGGCACAAAGGGAAAGTACCTCGGTTTTACGGCGAATGACACCGTGGGCGAGGTAGACGCGCCTGCGTCCGGCGGCAGTCGGATTACGCTGACGTTTGCAAGCGATTTCGTCGGTCAGGTATGGACGCTCAAGGGCGGCAGCGAAACCTACACCGGCACGGTGGACAGCAGTCTGACGGCTACGGTCAGCGTGCTCGGCATCAATACCACCTACACACTGTCGTGCGTGCTGGACGGTGTGACGTATACGAACGAGGTTGCGACGAAGGACTATTACACGGCGCTTGCAGTAACGCTCGAGAAATTCCTGTCCACCATTACTGTTACCGTGGACAGCGGCTCGACGGTTACGGCTACGCTGGGGAGTACGGTACTGACCAAGACGAGCACCGGCACGGCGGTATTTACCGTCGGTAAGGCGGGTACTTGGGCAATCAAGGCTACCAAGGGCGACCAGACCGCAGAAGGCACGGTAAGCATTACCGCCAGCGGTCAGAGTAAGGCACTGACGCTGAGTTACGCTAATGTGTTTGGCGTGTGCTGGGATACGAGCAACAGCAGTACCGCACTGACGCGCTTAACTCCGAGCACTGACCCTTATGGATACGTTTCGCGGTCGGTGGCAACTGAGCCTAAACCTGCGGTCGGCACTGGTTCGGGCAGTTCGCCGTTTGACAGCTTTGCACCGTGGAGCGGGATGAAGGAGTGCAATCTCGATACTTCCGGCAAGGTAACAGCGTGGAAAGGGGATAGTGGCTTTTCGAGGGGCTTTCAGCGCGTGATGGTGCATATCCCGGAATTCTATGTCAAGTATAAAGAATCGGGGACAAAAAAATACTTCTACATTTCCGACTGTGCGAGAAACGACTTCGTGAAGCACCCCGGCAGTGGAAAATTTGTGGGGCGATATGTGGCCGCCCCCTCTAGCGATGGTGTCGTTCATTACGTCTTCTCTCAAACTAATGGCTCTGCTGGCGTCAATATTACGCGCGCAAACGCGCGGACACTAGCAAAGGAAAACGGCGTAAAGTACCATCTTTATGACTTTGCAACGTATTGCGCTATCATCTGGCTGTATATCGTGGAGTTTGCAGACTGGAACAGTCGGAGTAAAATCGGTAGCGGACATGTGTCGTCGTCCGCTGCGTCCATTTCCGGGCGGACGGATAGCATGACATATCATACAGGACGCACGAACACAGACGGTGTTGAGAACCAATGTAACGTCCAGTATCGCTGGATTGAAAACCTCTGGGGTAATGTATATCAGTGGGTGGACGGCTTCAACGCCAACGGCGCAGATGCTTACTACTGCACCGACCCGAGCAAATATGCGGACGATACGACGACCGGCTATACCAAAATCGGCACGCTGCCTGCAAGTGGTTGGATTAAGGACTTGACCGTTACCGACAATGGTCTACTCATTCCAAAAACTACCGGCGGTTCGGATTCTACCTATATTCCGGATTATGCGTACTCGTCCTCTGGCTGGCACGTTCTGTTTGTCGGCGGCGACTGGTACGACGGCTCGAATGCGGGTCTTTTGTGCTTCTCTGCGAGCTACGCCTCGTCGTACTCGTACTCGGACATTTCCGCGCGTCTCCTGTGCGAGGCGTAGCCGCGCACAATCCCCTGTGGGGGACCGGGGGTCGCAACCCCCGGCGCTTTGCAAAGCGTAAATTTTAAGTGAATAAGGGACTGTCTGCGCTGTCGCGGTGCGCTTGGCTGCTGGGCGAACTCGTCCTCTGGCTGGCACGTTCTGTATGTCGGCGGCAACTGGAACAACGGCTCGAATGCGGGTCTTTTGTACTTCAATGCGAACTACGCCTCGTCGAACTCGAACTCGAACATTTCCGCGCGTCTACTTTTTACAGTCTATCATTGCGCAGGCTTTTCCTCATCCCTTGATGAAAATCATAATCGTGGGACAGGGCTTAGTAGGTCGCTCGAACCGCCCTGAGATTAAAAAGGACTGATAACAATCCCGAAACGAATAGGTTATTTATACGACAAAATGCTGTCTCGCGACTTTATCCGCGAGACGATCCTGCTGGCAAGCAGGCGCAAACGCAAACGCCGCAGCGTCCGGCGCGTGCTGGCGAATCTGGACGGCTACACGGAAAAGCTGCTTGCCATGTTGAAAACAAACAGCTTCACGCCGAGCAAGCCGAAAATCAAGCAGGTGTACGACAGCAGCAGCCGCAAGTGGCGCGAGATCAAGGTCGTGCCGTTCTTTCCAGACAGCTGCATGCACTGGTTGTGTGTGCGTGTTATGCAGCCGGTGCTTATGCGCGGTATGCACCATTGGTCATGCGCCAGCATTCCCGGACGCGGCGGCGCAAGAGCGATCAAACAAATCGCAAAGATGGTGCAGCAGCGCCCGAAGGACAGCAAATACGCCGCACAATGCGACGTGCGCAAGTTCTACGACAGTATTCCGCCGGACGGTGTGCGCAAGGCGCTGGAGCGCAAGATCAAGGACAAGCGGTTTCTCGGCCTTGTGATGAGTATTATCAAGGACGGTCTGGCGATCGGCTACTACATCTGCCAGTGGCTGGCGAATTACTACCTTGAAACGGCGGATCGCCTTGTCTGCGACCAGAAAGGCGTGACCTGCTGCGTGCGCTACATGGACAACTATACGATCTTCGGACGCTCCAAGCGCGAGCTGCACAAAACATTGCGTGCGCTAGATACGCACCTGCAGACGCTCGGACTGACGCTAAAAGGTGACTGGGCGGTATTTCCGGTCAGCAAGCGCAAGGTGGACGCAATCGGCTACCGGTTCGGGCGCAAGTGCGTGATCCTGCGCAAGCACACCTGTCTGCGCATGGTGCGGCAGCTTCGGCGCGTGCGAAAGAAACGGCGGATCAGCACGAAAACGGCGCGTGCACTGGTGGCACGGATCGGACGGCTGAACGTCTGCGCCAGCAAAACCCTGTTTGACAAGTATATCCAGCCTGTTGGACTGGAACGGCTGAAAGGAGTGATAAGGAATGAAGGTACACGGCGATGTCAAGCCGGATGAGATCTCGGTAGGCAGCGTGCCGAACAAGCCCGGCAGGGCATGGGTGCGCTTTACCCAAAATGCCAAGCAGGAGAAGGACGGTCACACCGGCTGGGTGTACGACGAGTACACGACTGAGGTCGAGGACACGCCCGGTCTGCTGGATGAGGTAAAAGCAAACCGCGAAGCCCTGCTGATGGAGGCCAAGGCGAACGAGAAGAGCAAGGCGGAAATCGTAGCGGAAAATGAAGAACTGCAAGCGCAGAACGCAACGCTCAGGCAGCAGGTGGCTGCGCTGACAGATCAGCAGTCTTTTTATGAGGACTGCATCGCAGAGATGGCGGAAGTCGTCTATGCGTAAGTTTATCAACAACATTCGAGAACGTTTTGAAAGGACGGTTATTATGATGGCAATGTTATTCGCGCAGCGCGTAATTCTGGGTAAGTGTGAGTTTGAGCAGGTGCCGAAGAAGCTCCAGAAGCAGGTAGCGGGAATCCTGATCGACGAGTGCGGTATGCCGGAGCTTGTGCCTGCTGAGTTCGGCGGTACGAAGGAGACCGCCGGTGAGTGACGCACAGCTGATTGACGAGCTGTGTGAGGTTTGCGTGCAGCTCGTCGGAATTGTGCGGCAGCAGAGTGCCGTGCATGGTCAAATCGCTGCACTGGAAAACGAGGAAAGAGCCGTCACTGAACGACTCTCCTCTATTTTGGAGGACTAATATGGAAAGCACAATTTCCCGTGCAGAGCACGAAGAGTTTCGCCGACGGCTCGAAGAAGAAAATCGTCGGCAGGACAAGCGCATTGAGCTGCTGGAGGATAATATGCGCGAGCTCAACCAGCTGACCGCCTCGGTCGGCAAGCTGGCTACCAGCATTGAGAGCATGGTAAAAGAGCAGGAAAAGCAGGGCAGGCGGCTGGAAACGCTCGAGGAGCGTGACGGCGCGATGTGGCGCAAGATCGTGGCCTACGGCGCGACGGCGATCGTCGGTATTTTCATCGGCTATATCGCGCAGCAGCTTGGTTTGAACTGAGAAAGAGAGGTACTTATATGAACTGGAAAATTCGACTGAAGAACCCGGTATTCTGGGTGCAGATCGCCCTCGGCGCGTTCGCAACGGCTCTGGCCTACGCCGGTCTGACCGCCGCGGACATGACCACCTGGGCGGGCGTGTGGCAGATCATCAAGGCTACGGCGGCAAACCCGTACTGCCTGTTCCTCATCGCCTGCAACGTGTGGTCGGCATTTAACGACCCGACCACCAGCGGCCTGACCGACTCGGATCGCGCTAAGTCGTACACTGCGCCACTGGAAAAGTGAGGCGCAGCGATGAGCATTAGATGTGACATTTACGACCCGAAATTGTATCAGATCTGGTTTGCGGCGGCACCGTACAGCGCCGCCGGCAAGCCCGCAAAGACCCTCCGGCAGTGGGCTGCGGAGGAGGGCGCGGATGTGGTATACAATTTGGCACTTTTTAACATGACGGGCGAGGGCAGCGACCGCTACGGCGTGATCAAGGGCCGCACCTTGCAGTATCTGAAAGCCAAAGACCGGGAATGCGGTTACGGCGGCACAGTCGAGCGGCTGGTGCTGGATGCCAGCAATGCGGTCAGTGGCTGGAAGCTGGCCGTCAAGGACGGCAAGGTGAATGGAAATTTGAGCTCTGAGAGCCGTAGAAGCCGCAATATGTGCGGCAAATTGGCTGATGGCCGGTACATCCATGTGCAGACCTCGGCCAGCCACACAGAGCTGGAGGTGGCGCAGTATGTCCGCGATCACTATGATGTGAAGCTGCTGCTCGTGCAGGATGCGGGTGGCAGCACGGGTATGTATCGCGTGGCAGATGGGTATCTCTTCGCGCCGGAAAAAGAGGGCGCGGACGGTCGGCCGGTGTGCAGCGTGGTGTGCATCAAGGCCAAGGGCAAGACCAAAAAGGAGGACAAAAAGAGCATGAGCAAAAAGGTATTTATCGGCGTGGGTCACGGCGGCAGCGACAGCGGTGCGGTCGGCTGCATCGTCGAGAAAGAGGCAAATCTCGTGATGGCGCTGGCGTGCCGCGATTACCTCACGGCACACGGCGTTGAGGTGCGTATGAGCCGCACCAAGGACGAGGAGGACCCGGTGGGCGAGGAGGTGCGCGAGTGCAATGCCTACGCGCCTGATCTGGCTATCGACGTACACAACAACTCCGGCGGCGGTGACGGTTTCGAGGTGTTCCACACCCTGAACGGCGGCGTCGGCAAGACGCTGGCGCAGAATATCGAGAAGCAGGTCATCAAGATCGGCCAGAACAGCCGAGGCTGTAAGACCCGGCGCGGCCAGCGCGGCGACTATTACGCTTTTGTGCGCGATACCAAGTGTCCGGCGGTCATCTGCGAGGGCGTCTTTGTGGACAGCAAGGCGGATGCCGAGCAGGCCGGCACGGCGGCAAAGCAGCAGGCCTTTGGCGTGGCGTATGCCAAGGGTATCCTCGATACGCTCGGCATTAAGTACGATATCGCTGCGGCGGTTAAACCTGCCGAGCCGACCAAGCAGCAGGCCCCGGAAGTACAGGCCGCAATCGAAAAAATCCAGACCAAGGCCGGCCTGGAGGAGCAGACCATCGAGTATCTGCTGCGGTACCAGTACGGCGAGGAGCTCATCAAAAAAATCGCGGCGCATATTAAATAA